CTGTTTACCCTACTAAAGCGAAGTTTCCTTGCTCTTTGCGAGTACGCACTGTAAGTACGCCCCGGCCGATCCGGGGATTTATCTTTTGCAGGATTGGTTAACCTGCTCACAACGTTATAAAATATGCAAATATACAAATAGAGAAAAATTGTTTATAATTTTTGAAGTTTATACTCTTAATTGGAGTTTAATTAGTTGACAACACTTAAAAAGTATTATCTGGGGATGTTACAACAAAACTGTACATCGTAGGAACACAAATGAAAAAGATAGGATCAAAATCAACCCCTCCTGCCATAAAAATATCGACAAGAGGCCATCCTTCATCAGCTGTAGTTGTTGACATTCCAGCCCTTTGTGTCACACACAACTTGATACTTTCTTGTTCCGTATACGGATACATGGCATCTCGTCGTGCAACAAAAGCTGGACGAAATTTCCAACGTGAGTATTGTGGAGTAACCACAGAAATTGCACTCTGAGTATTAGCATTTGTCATTGCCATACCTCTCTGCCCCCAAACCCCCCGTGTCACATTAAGTTGTGTGGTGGTTGGAGTACGTGAGAGAGTAGATGCTGTGGAAGTATCAGACCCAACAGAGAATCGATTTATGGCCTGAGCAGGCGCAACATCAAGAATGTGGCTCCGTGGATCACGCTCAACAGCAATTTGATCAGGTAATGTTTGACCATTCCTAATAATGTTATACTGATGAACAATACCACCCCTATACCCCGCAAAACAATTGGTAATCCAATTGAGAGGATGACTGGGTGAATACTGAAATTGGTCCTTTGTGGCAACCACAATCCCAGTAGCATAGTTAACACCTTGAGTGGAATAACCATATTCAACAGGAAAACGCGGAATGTAGTTAACCAAATTGTACATCTTAGTGGTATTAAAAACACCAGCAGACGCATAAGGATTCCCCAAAAATTCCCGGTGATAAAAACTAGTTCTGTGCAATATTGTACGCAAAGAAGCAATAGTCTCCCCAACCGTAATGGAATTAGTATCTGCGGGAATGGAAACATCCGCAACTTCCACCAATTGTTCTTCCTGACTTTGTACTGTTAAGAAGGACCATAAAGGAGTCTCATTGGGTTGCGCAAACTGAATATCACTTGCTGCATGAGCAAATAACAATACATCAATTTCTTGCGCTGCTGCTGGTCCAGTTAGCTCATTGAGCACGGTAACTCGAAAGTACCCATTAAAGGCTTTCTGATCCGTTGTAACTGTTCCAGCAGTCGTAATTGCCCAATTACTCCCTGTGTTAGTGGTATTTAGCCATGGATCTTGAGCCTTAAAAGGAATCAAGAAAGAGACTTCGGTCTCCATCTGCAAATCTATAATTCGCGTCATGGTCGTAGTCTCAGCATTTGTAAGAGGAACCTCTTGAGGATCCCAAGACACTTGCACACGACCAGTATGATACCGCGACTTAACAAACCGCAGAGTATAAACCATACCACCACGCCACTGTGAAAACATAGCAGCAACGTGTGAGGCTGGAGTATCATTGATAAAAGACTGTGAAATTCCCGCATTAGACCCATAATTTCGGGGTGTAACCGGAACACGCAATAATTGTGTACCTGTTATATATGCATCAGTCCACAAAGTCCCTGTGACAAAACTGTCTCGCCCTGCAAAATGGGTGATAACAAGTTCGTCATCTGGTTTAGCTCCTGTAACAGTTTTATCAACTGTGATCTCATTTTTGGGATCAATAGTAAGCTTATCCATTGGGACACTAGTCTCAACATTAGCAAAGGCATGAAACGCCTTAGGAACATAAGCATGAACATCATCAATAACTGGTGGATTGCTATACCCAAAAAGGGAAGCAATACCGCCTACAGCTCGTGCTCCTATCTCAGTAGCTCTTGCCATCTTACCAATAATTGGTGTATCTGTCAATTTCCCAGCCACATTTGCCAAGGCCGTAGCTGGTCCACTGATAATACCAGAAGATTCATACTCCGAACTTTGCAAAACAAGACCAGAAGTTAGGCCAGCAAGTTCCACATCTGTCGCCCACGCATAACACGTGATATTGACATTGGAACCCACTGCACCATTGGCACTACGCAATTTGGAATAGAGCAAGTATGTAACCTGCCCCATAGTTTGGAAATCATAATTAGTACCCAAATCTAGCCACGCATGCGGCCATAGAAAAGGTAATTCCATTTCAAAAGATGTCATATCTTGGGGATATAAAAAATCCCCTGGCATCTGTGAAAACTTAATTTGATCTCCTGGTGTTGATTCCACAATATCGCGTAAACCCCCATCCATCGGACAATAACAAACTCGCATAGCTCCATAATAAAAGGGAGATGCATTGATCACAAATTTCAAATGTAATTTAGCTCGTAAACGAGCAAAATTCTGAATCTTTCGTTTAGTAGCAGCATTATTAAAAAAGAGCGACCAAGGTTTGAACTGTAATTGGATTGCTGTAGTTGACCCCTCGGCCCAGGTAAAGTTACTAATAGCAACAGGACGCTGCAGATAACTACCCAGGCCAGAAGCCAAATCTGTGTCAGGTCTATAAGACACCATGGGAGTAGTATCCAGACCTGACAAACCAGCATCAGAGAAAATAACATTCTCTTGCTGTTGCTGGCTTGAGGATCCATCCTCCAACTCTGTTGATTGAACAACTAAGTAGGAGAATGGATCAAATCTCTGATTTTCATAAGGATCAGAGAAACCTTCTTTTTTATGTGTGTTAGTAGACGGGTTAATTCGTCACCCTTTACGTCTATAAGGGGTGATATATTTTACGAATAAGGTATCCA